ACGATCTGAGGCACATGGGTTACTCTAGACAGCGGACGATGGCGAAGTCAGGTCACGCTTCGGGCAATGCCCGTCGCGTGAGTTTGGCTCCTAACCTCGTAACACAGAATTATACGTATGATGCGTATCGTTCTGTGATCACCGACTCTCTAGGGCGGCATATCGATCATGACATGAACCTCGAACGCACTACGCGTTCGTGTACACCATTGAACGGTATCCGCTACTTTCCGAACAATCCTAACTATTACCGAGCGTACAATAACTATAATGTACACGGTTCTAGAGGGATTGACGGCCATGTAGACTCTGGCTGGCCTTCTATTGATGATGCCGCTACTATGATCCGCGCACGTACAAACGTGAGCAGACCCGTAGTCTCGGTGCCGACAATGATAGCCGAAGCCAAAGACTTCATAAATCCCATAAAGAATGCTGGTCTTGTAGCACTCAAGAAGAAGAAGGCAAGCCAAGTCCTCCGACGAAAAGGTCGGATCAAGGAATCGGCTGATGCTTTCCTCTCCTATAAGTTCGCTATAGAACCAACTATCCGGGATTTAGCTACTTTGCTAAACCTTCAAGATTCAATCAATCAACGTATTGGTGAACTTGACCGTTTGCACAGTAATGGAGGCCTCAAAAGACGGATGACAGTCTTCACAGGAGTCGGAGTCGCGCATTCAAGTATTGCGATCGAATCCGTACTAGGCATTGTCTTTTCTAATCGAATTGACCGTGCCACCGATGCACATACATGGGCAACCATAAATTGGAAACCTATTATGGGCAAGACCTGGAAGACTGACGCTGAGAAAGTGGAAGTCGCTTCACGACTAGTGATGGGTATGAATGCCCATAATCTAGTTCAAGCGGCCTGGGAACTTGTTCCCTGGTCGTTCATGATCGACTGGTTTACTAATGTCGGCAATGTTATTGCCGCCAATAATAATACCATACCGGCTCATGCCTCACATGTGAATGTGATGCAGCACCGGCGGACCTCTATCTCGTGGACTCGCTCTGATAATGAAAAAGATTTCAGTGGCGGGTCGGCCGTCTTTACTAGAGAGACGAAGCGGCGCGATGCCGTTTTCGGATCTCCGTTAGCGCTGAGACTCCCGTTTTTGACGGGAGGTCAACTGTCGATCCTTGGTGCCCTATCGGCCTCAAGATTGAGTCGATAGGTAACATCAAGGAGCACAGCGAATGTCGCTGGGAACTAGTCTGACTGTCACTCTCGATGGATCGGGTGGTACCGCTAAGGTACTCCCGCTCATCAACCAAGATGGTTATTCGGCCGAGTATTACCTCGACGAAACAACCACCACGTACCGCGCGAAAGTGCGGCACAGTCGTGATACTGTGAAACTGGGATCGCAACCGTTCGATCGTCACTCTGTGACGTTCTCTCGGTATGTGAAGCCAGTCGCACCTGCCACGATGGGATCCCTTACGGAGGTCACCTTTACGATCAGGAATGATCCTAATGGTGTCCCCGGGGACATGGTCGATCTGTCCGAAGCCATGAGCTTTTACATGGTAAAAGCGGGTGGCATCGCACCGAAACTTCTGGGCTGGGAATCTTAACCCTACTCAGTTGGTTCAATGATCGATGAGAGCACAGATTAGCTAGTCCTAGCCGTAGATCATGGAGATAAGTACCATGACTAACAGCTACGATTCGTATGTGCTTGGCCTGTACGAGGCGATCTTCCAAGATCTCCAAGTGCAGTTTCCGCAACTCCAGAAGGACTTTAGGCGTGATTTCTCTCGTCTCTCGTCCTGTGTGGAAACTCGAGGGATATCATTTTTGATGATAGACCTCGTTGACTTTGGGAAGCACTTTGATAAGTGCCTCTCGAATCAACGCCTCACTCTTTCCGGTATGCCTTTTCAAAGGGCATATAAGAAGGAGACAGTAATTCCTCGTTTATTCAAGGGATTACTGTTGCGCGTCTTCACACCTAATGGAGAACTTCGCACTGATTGTGATGAGCAGGCGGTAAGAGCTCTTCGCCAAGTATACTACATGGCTAAGAAGTTCCGACTCTCCTGTTCTGATGAAAGGAACAAACGTGTTGTTCGATCCTTTTACACAATCGAAAGAGAGCTCAGAAGAGGATCCCAAAACTGGGACCTCGACTCGCCAGAATGGGGAGGATCGCAAGTCTCTTTGGAGAACTTTGCGAGCATTCCTCAAGCTAGTGATCAGCCATTTCTTTTTGAAGAAGTAGCTGAGGAGCCCAACCATTCCGTATCCACCTCACTTATCCAGACGGTGCAAACCGTTTGTGATATGATGTCAGCGGAGATAGGGGTCTTTCGACCCCTGGAATGGCGTGCGAAGCACGGACCTGGTGTAGTCTCAGACCTTAAAAGAGGCGTGAGTAAGTACTCATTCCCCTATTGGCCTGAGAAGCTCGAAAGAGTCTTCCCTTATGCGGACTTCGCGTTTGCGAATTACGCACTTTGGGCTGATTCTTCTTATACAAAGAATAGGGGCGCATTTGATAATGAGCCCCCGTCCCGTATTATCCTTGTACCAAAGGTACTGAAGGGCCCGCGGTTAATCGCCGCTGAACCTACAGCCCACCAATGGTGTCAACAGATAGTTAAGGACTTTCTTTCTATGAGAGTTCGAGATTCTTGGATCGGGAATTTTATCAACTTCGTTGATCAGACTCCTAACCAGAAGCTCGCTCTTCGAGGATCCCGCGATGGATCACTTGCGACAATTGATTTGTCGGAAGCATCCGATCGTGTAAGTACGTTCTTAGTCGAGAGGGTATTTCGGAGAAATTCTTCTCTCCTTGATGCTCTCCATGCGACTAGGACGCGTTCCGTGAGGAACACTACTACATACGGTGAGGACTCCGTAACAATGTTACGGAAGTTCTCATGTATGGGATCAGCCTGCACCTTTCCTGTTCAGTCGCTTATATTCCTTGCTATTGCGCTAGGTGTCACTCTTCATGAGAGCAACACCAAGCCTTCTATCAAGGCTATAAGGCGTCTGTCCGGGAGGGTCCGGACCTTTGGCGACGACATTATTGTCGAGTCAAAGGTGGCGGAAAAGGTAGCGGAAGTGCTCAGCCTATTCGGGCTGAAGGTTAATCCCTCTAAGACTTTCTGGAATGGAAATTTCAGAGAGTCATGTGGGCTTGATGCGTTTAGGGGTTACGATGTAACCCCAACATACATCATGTCACAACCGCTACGGTCAAAACCTGAGACCGTGTCCAGTGTGGTCAGCAGCCACAACAACTTTCTTGCGAAAGGATGGTTGCAAGCTGCAGCCTACCTGGAGCAGACAGTTCGGAAGGAGTGTAGAACCATTCCTACCGTCAGCACGGACTCAGGAGTCTTTGGCCTCCAAACCTATGGAGTTCCCGACAACCGGCACCTTAAAAGGCGCTGGAATCGTAACCTTCACAGGCTAGAACATCGGAGTATCTGTGTGCGAACACAGTCT